CCACTTAAAAACAAGAACCCCATCAGGCTTGAGAACTCGCAGGCATTCAGCAAGCCCCGCCCTGATATCATCGCGCCAATCCTTGCCGAGTTTTCCGTATTTGGCAGCAAGCCAGCTTTTCGGGCCAGCGCGCTCAAGGTGGGGCGGATCAAAAGACACCAAGGCGAACGTGTTGCTTGGAAATGGAAGATTTCGGAAGTCGAGCTTCACGTCAGGCTCAATGCGTAGTGTGCGAGTGCCATCCTGTTTGCCATGAGAGCGGTCACAAACAGTAAGCACTTCACTCCTAATGTCTCCAAAAACAACATCCGGGTTTTCCCGGTTTGCCCACATCATGCGGCCACCACAGCAAGGGTCTAGGATTTTTACTGACATGATTCCTGCTCCTGCTTTGCTGGAGTTGAGTGTAGTGGGCACAGCCTCCACGCCTGCTCAGTCTCTCCGCAGCAGCAATCTTGGAGACTACCGACACTGGCATTGCTCAGAGAATTCCGTAGCGCTTCGACAAGTTCGCGCACCAATCCACATGAGATAATCATGTTGGAGCTGGAAAGAATTGGATCTTTCGCTGTCTGATAAGCAGACTCTGTGCCAAAAGGCTCAGGCACTGCGGCGCTGGGCTGTTGTGAGTCAACTTCCCATCCTTTATGTAACGAAACTTCGTCAGCGTAAGACTCACAAATACTGTTTTGGCATTGCTGAAAAATCTCTACTTCGTGTGTCCCGCAGTTGGCGCAATTCTTCCAACTTTTCGGCACAACGGAGCTGGGATGTTGCGCTCCGTTCAAAATTTCATTTAATTCAGTTATTGCATCAACTCGGGTTTGCGCGAAAAGCTCATCAACCCCATAACACCCCCATCGGACAGCTAACTTTGCTGCAAGCTCTAGAGGCACCAACGCCAAGCCATCCGGCACCACGGCGCTGGGCTGTTGTGAGGCGAGTTTCCGCACTTGATTTATCAGCATGAGACAACGAATCGCAAATTTAGCAGGCGGAAACTCTTCTTTGTTTTCTACTGCACAGCACAACTCAAGAGCTTTATCTGCCAACCCCACCGGCACCACGGCGCTGGCTGCTTCCAGTTCAGCCACTCGCGCCTTTAGACGGTTGTTCTCGGCTTCGGTTTGCTTAACTTCATCAGGCAACGCAAACAGGAACTCTCTTTTTGTGGTGTCGCTACCGCCACCTGGATATCTGATATAGAACCCTCCGGCGATAAATTTATTTTCCCCAAGAACATCAACAATGATTGGCGTTCCATTGCCGCTAAGTGAACTCATAAATAACATTTTGACTGGATAGCTGTTCATGATTCTTGCTCCTGCTCAACCCAACCACACGCCACACAAAGAGCGTTATTTAATTGAGTGGCCAGGTCCGTATCGTCTATTTCCGGCAGAGTCCTGTCGTCGCCGTGGTCGTCGCTTAGCTCAACCCAGGCCGCACCATTTTCCATGCACAGCCTGACCTCGAAGCCTTCTGGTAGGTGCTGGCAGATCGTGTTTGCCACATCTTGCAGCAATAAATCATGTTCAGGCACCACGGCGCTGGGTTCAGCGTTCAGTCGCAAACAAAATTCTCGGCATTCGTTCCAACTTTCGACACGAGCAATTGACTCGGCGCTTTCCGGGTCAGGCTCATCGTCAAGAATCATCGCCGCAGGCACCACGGCGCTTTGCGTATCACTTGTGCAAGACAAACCGCGTTGTGTCGCATAATCAGGGCTTTGTGAGGAACAAGCTGCGCTTTCATGGGCTACGGCGCGGGCTGCTTGCCACAAATCCAGGGCTTCGATCTGCGCCCGTATGGCTGCGGTCGGGTATTGGTTGGCCGGCGGTAGGATGCCGTTCTCTTGAGCTTCGGCCAGGTCATCCAGGGCGTCGGTTATCATGTCGAAATCTGGCGTAACTAGGCCGTTGCAGGCTTTCGCAGCTGGCAGTTCAATCCGGGCCAGTCGCTGCAGTTCGCTTACGATATCGTCGACACTCATGCTGTAGCCATTTTTCATGATGTGCATGCCTTGTGCTAAGCAGTTTCCTGTGTACTTGTTCATGCCGTTGCTCCCGCGCTGTCTCGCATTCTTATTTCGGCTTCACTATTGCAGCAAGTGAAGCACCCCCGGCCTCGGCAGTCGGGACAGGTTTCAGTTATTTTCTGTGACTCGTCACGATTCTTACGAACAAGATCAAGCAGGTACTCGGTCTGGTCCTCGTAACCATCAGCGGTTGCGCCGCCTTGAATCATGCTCCGCTCCACTGCGCTCAGTGACAGCGACATAACAGCCATGCCCATTTCGCGATACTTATCACGCTGCTTGCGCTTTCGATCTTTGACGCTCACCGGCATAACTATCCCCCAATCGCTGCGAAATTTGGCAGATCGCCTTCGGCTTGCTGGGCTTCTACTTCATCGCCGCCCAGAACACGCTCGACATGCTTTCGCGACACGACTATCTCGCCAATACCGTTCTCCCGGTACATGATTTTCATGGCCTCAAGCGACTGCTTTTGTGTGCGTGATATTTTGCGGCCCGTGAGCCCTTCGATTTCAACTTTGGTTAGAAACACAGGCTTTTCCTCTTTTTGAGTTGCGCCATTAATAAGGCTCGACGGATCCACGCCCAGCGCTGCGGCCAGTCGGACCTGGTTCTTCGGTCCCGGCAGTGACTGGCCATTGCAGTAACGGCTAATTTGATCCCGCGGGATACCGGTAGCGGAGGCTAAGCCGGGTTGGTTCAGGATCTGCTGCCACATCAGCTTGCGCAGTGCGGCCGCAAACGCGGACCGGTGGGCGCCCCGTTGATTCTGGTACAGCGTGCTCTTGCTCATGCGGCCAGCTCCTTCATTGATTCATCCAAGTCGGCGTTAATTTCGGCCCATTCGCGTCGGCGCAAGGACGAGTCGATGCTCAGCCAGCCAAGGCCTTCGCACACCCACTGGCCGACACGTTCGTTGTCGGGCTCCCAGCTGGCGCCTCTGAATGTGTGCGTCAACCAGCCCACGTCTACGATGTGCGCTGTCTTCACGCCTTCGAGTAAATACTGAATCAGCCAGGCGTTCAGCTTCGGGTCTGAAAGATCTGATAACGAAAAATCGCGGCAGGTCATGGTGACCGACTCGATGTACTCGACGCCGTCAGGCGCTTTGCACAGCGCCCTGACCCCGATGATCCAGTCGGCTTGTTGCCGATACATGAGGGCCTGCGTTTGCTGGTCAACGGGTATCCAGGACCCCATCACTTTCATCTTTGCGCGGGTGTGCGGCGCATTCTCGATTTGAGCCTGAGCCTGCCAGGTCCACGCTTTCATGTGACCGGTCATGCGCCGGGCCTGATTTTTGGCGCTGAACGATTTGCGGACCTGCTTACTTTGCTGCTTACGCGACATCAATAATAATCCCCGTGTCGACGTTGCGATCCCATAGCTGAGTCGCAAGCCGCGTGCTCAGTGTCGTCGGCACCTTAACGTCACCCAGGTCTTCGTAACGGACTACCTGAAACCCCGTAGGCCCCAGTTTTTCGTCAAGATGCTGAAGCCCGGCTGGGAAGGCGAGCTCAGCTGCTTTGATAAAGGCGCCTTCTTCGCGGTAAATCATGTTCGTTAGCGTATCCACGCTTTCTCCGAGAACACGGCAGGCCTTGGACAGCGCAAACTTGGAGCGCTCGCCCATTAGCAGCAATTCGTGTTTCTGGTCGTTGGTGAGTCTTCTTCCCAGGTGCTCGCGGCTCATGCTGCCACCTCGCCTTCGTTACGATCCACGGTGATCCAGTCCACGCGGGTGTTGCCCGGCCCTTCGATGAACGCCCGAAACTGCGCCTCAATATCCGCTTCATCCATGCCAGCGGGCAGGGTAGCGGTCATGGTGACGGTCAGAGTGAATCGCTCGGACTGCCCTTGTGACTGGGGCGCCTGAGCTTCTGGCGCTGGCTCTGGCTCTGGGACCGCGTGGCCACCATGGTCAGGGTATGCGTCGTCGGCTGGGCTGGGCTCAAGCTCGTAAGCCGGGGCGGCGTCAATGGACAGCTGTTCCTGGCGCTGCTGCTCGGCCATTCGTTCGTAGTGGATCTGCTCCTGGCGCGTCTGCTCCTGGCGCGTCTGCACCACGGCGTGCAGTGCGTTTTGAGCCTCGCGCTCCTGGCGCTGCTCTTCGGCGCGCAATGCGTTTTGATGCTCGCGCTCGACCGTTTGCCGAATCTTGGCCTCGGCCTGGCTCTGGCGCTCGACTTCAACGGCTACCAAGTTCTGCAGCTTGGCGGTGTAAGTGTCCTCGTCCGCTTTCAGGAAGTGCTCGACGTGTGTGCGCTCCAGGGGCGAAGATAATCCGGCTTCGTAGCTTGCGGCGGTCAGTTTTAGCAGGCGGCGCTCTACGTTTTGCTGAAGCTGCAGCTCGGCGTTAACGCGATCCGCCACAGCCTGGACGGCTTTGTTGGTTGCGCGATTCGTCGTGGTCAGGCTACCCAGCTTCACCAGATCCGAGATATCGGAGGCGGCGGCAAAGAACTCTGCCTGAATCTCTGCATCGGCCCTGAGTCGATCCCGGCGCCCGGTCAGGTCTGTGCGCAAGTCGTCCAGTCGCACCTGGTCGAAGCGGGCTACTTGATCCAGAATCTCTTGGCGGCCGGCGGCAACTAACCCAACGCACTCTTTCATCTGGTCGTCAGCGAGTTTGATCGGCGCAGAGACATACTTGATCGCATCCTTGCGCTGGGTGTCCAGGAAGGTTTTCATCGCGTTCAGCTCGGTGGCCGTTTCCTTGGCCGATTTTACGGTTTCCAGGGTGACGACCGTGCGGTACTTTTCGAGCTGCAGTTCAAGATCGGCTTTGAACGTCTCGTAGTTGAAGGTCAGGACAGCGGGTGTTTGCGTAATTTCCGGGCTCAGGTTGCTCATGCGGGTACACCTTGTGCGAATACGTTGATAGCGGGTTTCTTAACAGCGGGCTTGGCCGCAGGCTGCGGGGCGTTGACTTGATCGCCCATGCCGACGTGTATCTCGGCCGCCAGGATTTTCTCGCGGCAGAAATCGACGTAGCGATCAAACGCTTCCACGTCGGCTTCCAGAGCGGCGATGTAGTCGTCATCGCGTTGAACGTGGTGCAAGATCAGCTCGCGGCCCGCGTCTTTCAGGTCGGGGCAATAGAGCCCGTAGTGCCACCACTTGCGGCCGGTGATCCACATGCCGCCCTGCATTTGGTCCATGAACTCAGACAGGTCGTTCTCGATGATGACCTGGCGCATACGGGCCGGATCCACCAGACATTTATATTCGGATCCGCCGTCGGGCATAATCAGGCCGTCAGCGCTGGCGCCGAAGCGGCCGTCGAGGGTGCGGACAAAGCCGGCTTGCTCGATCATGATGCCGATGCGCTCTTCGTGCAGGCGCCGCGCCTCGGGCTCCAGGTCGTTACCGCGTTGCATGGCCCAAGTCGTAAATCCTCCGTCCAGCGGCTTGCCAGTGATGCGCTCGACAGCCAGGCGAAAGGCGTAGTCTTTGGCGGCGCTGGTGTAATCGCCAATCTTCTCGCCGGCGAGTGCGCGCTCGATGCGCTGGGATTTGGGTGCGGCCTTATAGCCTGCTTTCTTCATGGCCTCGGCTTTGTTCAGTTCCAGCTTTCGAATGGCATACACGTAAATCGACATTTGCTCGGTGAGCCCGTCGACGACCTTGCGCGTTTCACTGAACATGCTGGCTGTAACGGTACCGGCGCGGGCGCCGTGCCATATCTTGTCGCCCTGGTCGCATTCCACAATCTCAAAGTGGTTCTTCATTGTGCGGCTCCCTTGCTTGCGGCGACGGTGTTCAGGTGCTGCATGGCCCCTTTAAAGCGGCTAGTGGGCAGGTGGGCAAGGCTCTCGATTTTGGCAGCCTTGCAGAACTTCTCTGCGCTGGTACCCGCTTTGTCGATGGCGCCTTGCAAAGCGTTACGCTGGCCGTCATTGATGGCGCCCGGCTGGCTCTGCGACTGATCCGGGGCAGAGGCTTTGCGCTGCTCGGCCGCTTCCTGAACGCGGGGGTCCGGACCCTTTGCCGCGCCGGCGCCGTCGTCGTCCATGCCTTTCACCGCAACGCCCGTCGCGGCCAGCAGTGTGTAGCGGCGCAGATACTCGGTTGTTGAACCAATCGCCTGAATCGCGTTCTTGCCGCCGGAGTGGTCGGATGGGCCTTGCAGGTGGGTTTCCTCGGAGTGGCCCAGCTCGTGAGTGAGGATGCAGGTGACCAGGATCCAGCCGTCAGGCAGGTTCTCGGTGCGCCAGCGGTAGCTCAGGCCCACGATGCTCAAGGCTTCGCCCAGAATGTCGCAGATGTTATCCAGGGTGGCGTGGTCATATTCGGTCTTGCCGCCTTTGCTGGGGAACGAGACGTGCTTGTTCTTGTGAATGTCGGGTTTGCTGCGCTTAAAGGCGTTCATGGCCACCACAAACGCTTTGCGCGCTTCGTTGGCTTCCCAGCGCTCTTGCAAGGCCAGCAGCTTATCCAGGTGCTCGACGGTGCCATTCTTTAGCGCCAGTTCCACCATTTGAGCGGGGATCATGACCTGGGGATGGGCTTCGCGCTGGATGGCAGGCGCTGCGTCGGTCTGCTCATCGCGGGGTGAGTGGCTAACAACGGCGTTACTCATATTCTTTCTCCAGGGCACGTTTAAAGGTTTTGGCGGATTCATCAACGAGCGCCAGGGCCGCGCGCTCGATCAGGATTGTGAACGTGGGACCGCTTAGCGAGGGGTGGCTCATGCTCAATAGCAGTGCAGCTCTCAGACTCTCACTGCTTTCAGTGCAGATCCGGTCAATCACATGGTCGAAGTCCAGCACTGGGCGGTTGTCGATGCGCAAGGTGGCGCCGGCGGACAGCTTGGCGGCTAATTCTGAGCGCAGGGTTTCCCACTGGCGCTCGACCCAGTCGTCAATATCAGCCAGACGGCCCAGTTCTTCGGCGTGGTAATCGGCTTGGCGCTCAGCGTGCCCCATAAGACAACTCCTCTTGCGGGGCCATAGCAGCGCGCAAGCTGAACATAAGCTTGTGGCGTTGCTGAAGGCGGGGGGACTGGGTGTCGTCGGGGCGGACATAGCCGTTGACCAGGCAATAGGTCAGCACGCCAATGCCGCTGTGCTGGCCGGTCTTTTCGCGCAGGGCGCGCCGGTGGCTCTTAACCGTTTCGGTTGAAACATTGCTAAGAAAGGCGGCTACGTCCAAGGGGTGACCCTGAATCCAGCTGATGAGCTCCCGGGTTTCTGCGGCGCTAAAAAAGCCACCACTTTCTACCCAGTAAGTTTTATTGTGCAGTCGTATTTGAGTCATACATTGATCCCTCCATAGGTCAGGAAAGTAATGTACGACTCATAGGGCGCTATTGCAAGTTATAGTTTACTTAAAGGTGGGAAAATGTGTAATTAACCCGCTTCGGATTCCTCAATCAGATCTTGGGCGTGAATAACTAAATGGTGCCCGCTCCTGGCCAGGATGGCGCGTACATGCTCGCCGTCAGAGTCCGCCAAGTTGTTCGGGTTCGAGAGGTAACTGAAAATTATCTCGGCGTCTTGTAGCGCTACTTTCAGCGCGCAATTTAACGTTGATGGCATTAGGCTTCCTTAATAGCAATGTATGTCAAGGCTGTATATGTCCGCTACACATGAGCGGACCGAGCAAATACTACACGACTCAAAAGGGGGGGGTGCGGGAAAAGAAGGCAAAAGCTTGCAGACCGCAACAAAAAAAGAGGGGG